CCGAGCAGGTGGCCTTGCAGACCGAAGCCCAGATGGCCGAGGCCGAGGCTGGAATGGTGCAAGGTGCGCAAGATCACGACAAGGCAGTGCTGGCAAAGGCATCAACATGGGTGGCCAACTATGTGGGAACTGTTCGCCCCACGATTACCTACATTTTTGTGGTTGAACTGGTCTGCATCAATGCTTTCTTGTGTTTCTATCTCTGGCAGCACCCTGGTCTGATTACTAGCATGGACGATGTTCTGCGCTACACCGACATCATCTTCAGCCCTGATGAGATGGCCATGCTGGGCGGCATCATTGGATTCTGGTTTGGCTCACGCGGCTGGAACAAGAAATGAAATTGAGCAAAGCCGGTGCTGATTTGATGCATCGTTTTGAGGGCTGCAGGAGTAAACCCTACCTGTGTCCAGCCAACATCTGGACTATCGGGTACGGTCATGTGTTGTACCAAGGCCAGATCAAGCTGCCTATGGTGCGCAAAGAGGGTTACGCTGGGCTAATCCGTAGTGAGCATCCATTGCAATCGGAGGACAACCGTGCTTGGACAAAAGAAGAAATCAATTCGCTATTCGCAAATGATGTACAGAATTTTGAGCGTGGTGTTTTACGACTTGTTCCCAATTGTGCTGGGCATCAAGGCCGTTTTGACGCTTTGGTCTCTATATCCTTCAATTTTGGGCTAGGTAATTTGCAGCGCAGCACAATCCGAATGAAGGCCAACCGAGGTGATTGGGAGGGTGCAGCAGAGGCTTTTATGGCTTGGACTAAGGGCGGGGGCAAAGTACTGCCTGGGCTTGTCAAGCGCCGCGTGGCCGAAAAAGAGTTATTTTTATCTTGACTGATTAATAATCACGCTATGGCCAACAAGAAGCAACAATTAGAAGTCCCATCGATTCCCAGCTTGGGCTTTGCCCCAGAGGCGTATGAGCGCCGGTACTTTGGGGAAATCAATGGGTCATTGAACGGCTACTTTAGAAACCTTATCAGCACGCTGGGTGCACTGTTTGGCCCACAGGGCGGCAAGTTTCTTAATGCGCCACACGGCGCGTTTCACGATACAACAGACCAAGTGGCAGCAAACACCACCACAGCCTATCCAATCACGCTAAACACCACAGACTTTTCAAATGGCGTCAGCCTGCAAAGCGGTAGCCAGATGGTGGTGGCAATGGACGGCATCTTTAACATTCAGTTTTCGGTGCAGCTTAAGAACACGACTAATGATGGCATTGATGTTGACATCTGGTTTCGCAAAAACGGCACAAACATTGCCGACTCAAATAGCCGGTTTCACTTAGGCCCAAGAAAATCATCGGGCGACCCTAGTCATTTTTTGGCGTCTTTAAACTTTTTTGTCAGCTTGGTCAAAGATGACTATGTGCAGATTGTTTGGCGAACAGATAATGTGGGTGGCAGCATTGAGCATTTTGCTGCCAGCGCCAGCCCGACACGGCCAGCAGTGCCATCGGCCATTGCGACAATTAGCTTTGTGTCCAACCTACCGACAATCTGATTATGTACATACCAATCAAACTGCCTCCAGGCGTCTACCGCAACGGGACTGAATACCAATCCGCTGGGCGGTGGCACGATGCCAACCTTGTGCGCTGGTACGAAAACACGCTCCGGCCCGTCAACGGCTGGAGGGCGAAGTCGGCGTCTACTGTGACCGGCGCTTGCAGGGCGATCATCACTTGGCGTGACAATTCTGCTGCCTCTTACATTGGCCTTGGCACTCACTCCAAGCTGTTTGCAATGGATATTTTGGGGGTCTTGAAGGACATTACCCCCACTGGATTTACAACTGGCTATATTGACAGCACATCCACCACTGGCTACGGCAAAAACCTTTACGGCAGTTTTGCCTACGGCGTGCCACGGCCCGACACTGGATTGGCAGAAGTAGCAACCACTTGGAGCCTTGACACTTGGGGCGAATACTTGGTGGGTTGTTCTGACCACGATGGCAAGATTTACGAGTGGCAGCTTGGCTTTACAACGCCGACACTGGCGGCGGTTATCACCAACGCACCAACCAGCAACAAGGCTATTCTTGTGACTGCCGAGCGTTTTCTGTTTGCCCTTGGCGCTGGTGGAAACCCTCGCAAAGTGCAGTGGTGCGACCAAGAAAACAATACCCTCTGGACGCCGGCAACAGATAACTTGGCCGGTGACTATGAACTGACAAGCTCCGGCAGCCTGATGGCTGGCAAGAGGGTCAAGGGCATCAACCTGCTTTTCACAGATGTTGATGTCCACACGGCCCAATATGTGGGTGCGCCATTTGTCTATGGCTTTGAGAAGGCCGGCTCTGGCTGCGGATTGATTGGCCCTCAAGCTGTGGCCGCCATTGATACAGCAGCTATCTGGATGAGCAAATCTGGCTTCTGGATTTATGACGGCTATGCCAAGCCGCTGCCCTGCGATGTGTCTGATTTCGTTTTTAACAATATCAACCTAGACCAGCGTGCAAAGGTGCATGCTGTACACAACAGCAAGTTTGGCGAGATTTGGTGGTTTTATCCCAGCAACGCTGGCATTGAGAACGACTCCTATGTCACCTACAACTACCGCGAAGGCCATTGGGCCATCGGCACATTGGCGAGGTTAGCAGGCACTGACGCTGGCGTTTTCACGCTGCCCCTGATGGTCGATTCTGCCGGCGAAGTCAACGAGCATGAAGTGGGTTTTGACTACGATGGTGCGACACTCTTTGCTGAGTCTGGGCCAATACAGATTGGCAATGGAGACAATGTGATGAGTGTCCGCGAGGTGATACCGGATGAGCAGACCTTGGGCGAGGCTGTAGTTTCGTTCAAGACTAGGCTCTACCCAACGGGTACGGAGTCCACATTCGGGCCATACACGGCAGCAAACCCAACTTCCGTCAGGTTTTCTGGCCGGCAGGTCAACATGGTGGTGACGGGTGCGGTGCTGGCAGATTGGCGTATCGGGGTGATGCGGCTGGATGCGGTGGCGAGTGGCAAGCGGTGAGTGACCAAGAGCATTTGCAAAGGCTGCGCCATCATGTTGAGGCTGCTTTAGAATACTCTGGTGGAACACACTATTTTGATGATGTTGCCGAGATGGTTTTGGATAACAGGCTGCAACTGTGGCCAGCCAAAAACTCGGTAATACTGACAGAAATCATTGTCTATCCAAGGCTGAAAAACATGCATGTCTTTTTAGCTGGTGGCGACCTAGATGAAATCTCAAGAATGCAACCGTTGATTGAAGCATGGGGCAAGTCAATTGGCTGCACACGGGTGACTTTGGCTGGACGCAAGGGCTGGGCAAAGACATTTTTAAAGGATGAGGGCTACAGTCCACAGTGGGCTGTATTAGCAAAGGAGCTTTGACATGGCAACAGTTAATGAGTTATATCAGCAGTATTTGTTGACCCAGCCTGGTACAAGTGGTTCACAAAATAGGTATCAACAACTGTTGGCGCAGATGCAGCCTTTTGTCAATCCTTACCCATCGTCAACAGGGCTGGTTAGTGGAACTACTACTACGACCACTCCGCGCCGAATCATTCCTATGGGCACTTACAGCGATAGTGGTGGCAGTAGCAGCAGTGGTGGTGTGACTGGTGGGACTGGCGGCACTGGTAGTACAGGCGGTGGCTCTGGTCAAGGTGTTAATAGAGATTTGCAGTCTATAGCTTTGACTGGCTTGGCGCTTACAGATAATCCAATTGCACGAGGATTAGCTGGATTTGTTCCTGGCGGTCAACTTATTCGTGGCGGTCTTAATTTTTTAAGCGGCAAACTAGCTGATGCGCAAATTGATGCAGAGGGTAGAGTAGATCAGTCTCTGATAGATGCTGCCAATATGGGGTATGGCACAAGAGTTGGCAGAGATGGCAATATCACCAGCTTTGTCAATGATGAAACACTTGATAGATTCGATATGGAAAACTTTTTGGTCAATCGAGCTGAATTAGATGCTATCCGCGCACCAGGCTTAATTGATCAAATTGCTGACCCACGGGCTTATCAAAATGCAGTACAGGTGGCGCAGGCTGTTTCCCAAGCCATTGCAGACCGAGACGAGGCGCAAGCACAAGCACAGGCAGTGCAAGATACGGCGGCAGTAAATGTGTCATCACCCACAGCGGTTTCGATGACCAGCATGCAAGACGCTTTGAATCGAGACACAGCAGCAGTAAACGCAGCGGCCCAGCAAGCGGCGCAAAATGCCTTTAGTCAGGCGTTACTGTCTAACGCTTATGGGTATCAGCAGCAAATTGAAGCGGCTGAATCTTCTGGAGGTGGCTCAATTGGCGCTGACTATGGCGGCCCTGCTGACGCTAGCAGAGGTGGCTCACCTGCTGATGCCGATCCTGGGGCTGGCGGTTATGGTGGCTCAATTGGTGTTGACTATGGCGGCCCTGCCGATGCCGGCAGAGGTGGCTCACCTGCTGATGCCGATCCTGGGGCTGGCGGTTATGGTGGTTATGGCGGCTATGACGGTGGTTTTGGCGATGGCTACAATTTCTTTAACGGCGGCAAGGTCACCAAGAATCGGCTCAAAGGCCCAGACCCTGAAGGCCCAGACGATGGTACTGGCTTGTTGCAGCTTGGCGAATTTGTCCTCAAAAAATCAGCGGTCAAAAAGTACGGCGAGGGTCTGCTGTCCATGATTAACGATGGCAAGATTCCTGCCAAAAAAATGAAATCTCTACTCGGATAAGGGGCACAAAATGTCAAAAGGCGGCAGCACAACTTCATCGACCTCAATCGATCCTGACATCAAGCAGGCGTTTCTTAGAAATGTGACGCAAGCCCAAGGCGTGGCAACTGCATTGCCCGTGCAAAAGTTTGCAGGCTATAACCCTTTCTATACGGCTGGTGAGCAACAGCTTGTCAATACCGGATTGGGTGGCCCTGGCATCAGTACAACCGACTATGCAGCCCAACTGGCTGCACTCAGTGGGACATACCAGCCGGCTGAATTGGGGTCAGGCCAAGCCAACCTCGGCATGACTGGTGCAGGCTCAATCGGAAGCTACATGAATCCGTACACCAGCCTAGTGCGCCAGAATGCTTTGGCTGACTTGGAGTCATCAAGGAAAATGGCTATTCAAGAAACAGGTCAGCGTGCCACTGCGGCTAAAGCATTTGGCGGCTCACGCCAAGGTGTTGCAGAGGCTTTGACCAACCAAGGGTTTGCCAAGCAGGCCAGCACTCTCGGCACTCAGCTTAATGAGTCGGCATTTAATCAGGCTGTGCAAATGCAGGCAGCAGACTTGGCACGGCAGCAGCAAGCAGGTCTTGCTAACCAAGCAGTGGGTTTGCAGGGTGCGCAATTCAGGCTTGGTGCGGCTAACCAGCTTGGCAACCTTGGCGCACAGCAGCAAGCCCTGCGCCTTGGCGGCGCACAGGCCGCGATGGGTGCGGGCGGTGCGCGTCAAGCGTTTGAACAGCAGCAGCTTGATGCACTGCGCAATGTTGATCTCCAGCGTCTGGGCATTGCTCAGTCGGCGCTTGGCTTAAACCCTGCCTCCTTGGGTACTAGCACAACGACTCCATACAGCCGGAATGTCGGCGCTAGTATTCTGGGCGGCGCTACGGCTGGCTCTCAACTAGCAGGACTTACTGGCGGCTCAGTCAGCGGCGAAGCTGGTGCAGTAATTGGCGCATTGCTTGGTCTGTTTTAAGGAATAAAAATGGCAACCCAATTTGACTTTGCAAATCTTGGCAGCATATTTGGCGGCGGTATGGGCAGCACGCCATCAGGGCTTGATGCGCTATTAAGCGAAGACCAGCGCAAGCTGATGAATCGTAATGCCGCGCTGTCAGCGGCGGCTGCATTGCTGCAAGCCGGTGGTCGCAGCGCAATCCCCATCGGGTTAGGACAAGCCTTTGGGTCGGCACTGCAAGCAGGTCAGAAAAGCTACCAAGAGGGGCGTGCTGGGTCACTGCAAGACTTGCTGCTGGGGCAGAAGTTGCAAGAGGCTCAACAGGCAGCAGCAGTAAAAAAGCAAATTGCAGATGTGATGACTGCTGCACCACAGCCATTAAACACGGCACAGGCCGCATTGGCAGCACCAGGTATGCAGCTTGGCCCGACTAACCAGCGTGTTGAGTTGATGGACTCAATGCCACAGCCAACGGCCAATGAAACAAAAGCCAATCAGTATTTGGCCATTGCAGACATTTATGCATCTCAAGGCAAGTCTGAGGATGCACAGCGCTTTCAACAAATTGCAGAAAAACTTAACCCACGTCCTGAAGTGACGGGTCAGCCATTTGAGGTGACTGATGCCAATGGCAATCCAGTGCTGGTGCAGCAGATGAAGTCTGGTGCATTGCAAACCTTGCCTGGCTTTGGCCCCAAGCGTGAAGTGGTGTTGCAAAGTCTTGGTGGCCGCACAGTGGCCATCAACAAGTCTGCACTCAAAGGCGGTGAGTCTTTTGCTATGACAATGACACCAGGGGAGATTGCGTCTAATCTTCTTGGGCAACAAAATCTGAATGTAGCCCGTGGAAATTTAGGTATTGCTCAAGCCGGCCTCGGTTTGCGCCGGCAGGAGTTTGATCGTGGTGCTTTTGACCGAGTTGAGACACCTGACGGGTTTGTCAATATTCCTAAAGGCGGCGGCGCTGCTGTCCCAATCATGGGGCCAGGTGGTACTCAGTTAAAGGGCATTAGTGGTGCGCCAACAGAGGGCCAATCCAATGCGGCAGGCTTTGCCCAGCGGATGGAATTGGCGCAAAGCATTTTTGCGCGTCTGCCAGCAGGTTCACAGCCTGGGGCGGGTACTCGCACCTTAGAAGCTATTCCATTTGTTGGTGGTGCATTGGCCCGTTCCGGTCAAAGTGCAGACACTCAGATGTACGACCAAGCAGCGCAGGATTGGATTCGCGCCAAGTTGCGTAAAGAATCCGGCGCTGCAATTGGTGTTGATGAGGCGAAGCAAGAGTATGCAACCTACTTCCCGATGGTCGGTGATTCTGAAGCCAAGATTGCACAAAAAGCAGAAGCGCGGCGTGTAGTCACTGAAGGTATGCAGAAGTCTGCTGGTAGAGCGTACACGCCCTATGTCCCACCAGCGCAGCCAGGTCAATTGCGCCCAACTGACATTCAAAGCATCATTGACAATTACAACCGGAGTCGCTAAATGGCTGACATGAATGAAGTCTATGAAGCGCTGCGCAAGGCTAATGCTGCCGGTGATGTTGAGTCGGTAGGCAAGCTGATTGCCTACATCAATTCACAGGCAGCACCAGCGCCGGTATTGTCACCACGCCTAGACATTGGCCGCGAAGTTGGCTTGGCTGTGCGTCCTGTAGCGCAAGCGGCCATGACTGCTGGTGGTCTGCTGCCAATGGCTGTTGATCCTTTGGTGAATTTTTTAAACTTGGCCGCCGGCACAAATGTGCCAACCATGACGCAAGCCACCCAGACTAATCTCAGGCGCTTAGGTTTTCCAGAGCCAAGGACAGCGCAAGAGCGCGTAGTCCAAGACATTACTGGCGCTGGTTACGGCACGGCTGGTGTGGCAAAAATTGCTGGGACAGTCGCACCTATGCTGCCGGAGATGGGGCGCGATGTTGCGCAATTCTTTGCCCAAAGTCCACAGGCTCAGACATCTGCTGCCTTGGCGGCCTCTACTGCCGGCGGGATGCTGCGCGAGGGTGACTTTTCACCAGCTTTGCAATTAGCAGGCGCAATGGGCGCTGGCATGGTTGCACCTGGTGGCCCAACCTTATCGACTACTCAGCGCGTCTTGGCTGCGCCAAAAGCGATTGTCCAGCCCTTTACCCAGCAAGGCCGCGAGGTGATGGTGGGCAATGTGCTGCGCAATGTCGCAACCGATCCAGAACGAGCCATTGCCAACTTGCAGGCCGCAAGGCCAACAGTGCCAGGTGTGCAA